TCCCGACGATTACTACTTGCCGACCGACGATCCAGCGGAATATTTAGAGGGCATCAAGTACTTTGTGCAAGATGCGCGAGAATATATGCCGGACGATACGGAAATCCAGAATCTCATTGATGAGATCGCTCAGCTTCTCGATACCACCCTTTACAAACTTAAATATCTCAAGTAAGGCTTTATCATGAAAATGAAAGACAACGACACCAAGCAGCCTAAAGGCTATGGCTACGGCTCAAACGCTAAGGTTCCTGCTGGCGTTGCCGGCCAGGACAAGAGCGGCACGCGTTCCGAGCGCATGGTCAACGGCATCGGCATGGGCGAGGCTGACATGGCTGGCAAAGACAGCCAGTACAACACTGGCGTCACCAAGGGCACTTGCTACACGCACGACCGGGTTAGCTATCAGAAATGATTCGACCACTGCGTAATTACATCACCGTGCAACCGGCAGTTCGCAAACTGTCGGACGTGATCCACGTCATCAACAAAGAGCCATTTAACGAAGGTCGGATTGTTGCAATCGGACCCCAGGTTAAAGAGGCAAAGGTTGGTGACTGGATCAAATACGGCAACGGTGATTACCTTAATTGGCCGACCCACAACAAGGACGGTCAGGACTATCAAATCATCCAAGAGGCCGACGTTTGCGCGGTCGTGGAATAAAGGACAATCATGAGTAATTCAATCGCATCCGGCGTTGCTTACGCCGATCCAGAGTTTACGACGTGCTACGCCAGCGCTGAGATTGGCTACACAGCCAGCGCTCAAGGCACCGTGACGCAGCTCACCGACAAGACCACGGCAGTCACATTGAACAAAAGTGCTGGTCGCATCACGCTGAACAACGCAGCGCTGGCCGGCAATACCGCTGTCAGCTTTACGTTGAACAACAGCCTACTATCGGCCAACGATACGATCATCGTCAATATTTCCGGTGGCGCAACAACCGGGGCTTACACGACTTACGTCACGTCCATGACTGCTGGCTCAGCAATCTTGACGCTGCGTAATCTGACCGGCACGTCGTACTCTGAAGCAGTTATCCTGAACTACGCAATCATTCACGGGGCAAGCTAAATGAGCATCCATGACGATCTCGATCTTTTGAAAGAGGCTGTTGCTGCGTTGGAAGACCAGATTAACGAATCGTCGGACGATATTCATGCTCAAGCGTTCGAAGATGGTTCAGACGCTGGCAAGAGCGAGCTGGCCGAGGAAATCGCGGTCATGATGGGCGCAATCGATGCCGAGGAATGCCCAGAGTGCCGCGACGTGCTCAAGCGCGTGCTAGAGCAGCACATTGCTCAGTTCTTGGCTATCGGCGAGCATACGTGCGAGCAGGATGACGAAGATGAAAACGGTGAGACGGCTTTTGTAATTTCATTTGCAGATAACTGAAATGCCACTCAAAAAATCAACCTCGGACAAGGCGTTCAAGGAAAACATCAAGACCGAAGTAAAAGCCGGCAAGCCGGTCAAACAAGCGGTGGCGATTGCCTACTCCGAGAAACGCGCAGCGGCGAAGAAGAAGTAATGGCTACAAAGCACGACAAGCCGATTCCGCACAAGACCACCGGGAAAGGCAAGACCTACAACCCGACCGAGAAAGGCGCCGGGATGACTGCGAAGGGTCGTGCTGAGTACAACGCCAAGAACAACGCTAATCTCAAGCCACCGGCGCCGAATCCAAAGACCGACGCAGACAAGGGTCGCAAGGCCAGTTTCTGCGCTCGGATGGAAGGCGTCGTGCGAAAGGCGAAGGGACCGGCTGAGCGTGCTAAGGCATCGCTAAAGAACTGGAATTGCTGATGGCTGATTACCCGAGAATCACCGGGACGATCAGACCGACGCCACGCAACCGTGTCTCCGGTTTCCTGGCTGACTTGCTTGAGATGGGCGCGAAGGGTTACGACGTTGGCTCTACGCTCCAGGCCGGCGGTCCGATCACCGAGGGCAAGCTCTCAACACCAGTCAGCGATTTGCTCGGCATTCCCGAGCTTCAACGCACGCTCAACAGAGTCAGTTACAACGAGCCATTGACCACCGGCACGGGCTACACGACCCGACTGCGACCAGATACGGTATCGGCAGCAATGACCGTTGCACCAATGGTTGGACCAACTGCCAGAGTCGGCGCAGCAGGCGCTAGAATGACCGGCACGGCTTTGAAAGACTTAGCGACGAGTGATGTTGCCTACAACGCTGCGATGAACGCTATGCGCCGTTCTGGAGGGCTTGCAGAGCTAACGGCTTATCACGGCACTCCGCACCGATTTGCCGCTACTGAGCGCAACCCGTTGGGCGAATTCAGGGCGTCCCAGATCGGGACTGGGGAAGGCGCACAGGCTTACGGTCACGGGTTGTATTTGGCAGAACATCCTGAAGTGGCCAAGGGTTACAGGATGGCAACATCTAAAGACCGCTTCATCACCAATCAAGGGTTTTTTGATCCAAGTGAATTGGAGCATTTGAACGTAAGAGTTGTGACTCGGCGAGGCGATTTGGATAAAGCCATTCAAGAAGCTGAAAAATACGCCGCTCCAGATCCCGATTACCCGGAAACGGCAGCAAAAGCTGCGCGTGACCTAGAAAGGCTTAAAGCATTAAAAGCATCTGGTGGAATGCGTAAAAACGAAGGTTCGTTTTATCACGTTGACTTACCAGACCCAATGATTGAAAAAATGTTGCATTGGGACAAGCCGTTAAGTCAAGACGCCCCCCAAGAAATGAAAGATGCCATGAATAGATTGTGGCAAACCTATCCAGAATTAAAAGATAAATTTTTTCAGTTTTACAAAGAAAAAAAACCAGGAAGTTTTTATTATGCGTTGCTCAACGATTATGCCAAAACTGGAAATTTGGTAAAAAACCAAGCGTTTGCGTCCGAGGCGTTGCGTAAAGCGGGAATTCCTGGTATTCAATATTTTGATGAAGGTTCCCGTGGCGCTGGAAAAGGCACTCGAAACTTTGTCGTGTTTCCTGGCGAAGAAAAAAATCTCACCATCTTGAAGCGAGAGTAAGATGCCGATCAACCGTTTATTTTTTCGCCTATAAAAGATGATTCCTCCGCACGTTCCTACTGAAGCGTCGAAAGCCAAGGTCGAGCAGACTGCTGGACTCGGCTTGCCGCAGGATCAGATCGCGGCTCTTATCGGCATCAGCGCTCCGACGCTGCGTAAGTATTACGAAGTTGAGCTGGCCGTTGGCAAAGCTAAAGCAAGCGCTTCCATTGCCGACACGCTCTATAACAAAGCGATGGCTGGCGACACCACAGCGATGATCTGGTGGTCGAAGGCCCAGATGGGTTGGGGCGAGCGCAACACGACCGTGCTGAGCAATCCAGACGGATCGCCGGTCGAGGGCATTAAGGTTACCTTTGTCAAGCCAAGTGAATGAGCTTGACTATGCCGTATCAAACGCCGAGTTTCCTGAGAAACTTTCGGTTCTTTTTGACAAGCATCGGTATAAGGTAGCCTACGGCGGTCGCGGCGGCGGCAAGTCTTGGGCGATTGCCAGAGCGCTGCTGATCATCGGCGCATCAAAGCCAACTCGCATTCTCTGCGCTCGTGAATTCCAGACGTCAATCCGCGATTCGGTGCATAAGCTGTTATGCGACCAGATTGAATCATTGCGATTACATGGATTCTATGAAATAACCCAGACGTCAATCAGAGCTAAGAATGGCTCTGAATTCTTTTTTGTTGGATTGAAGAATAACGTCAGCAATATCAAGTCATTTGAAGGCGTTGATATTTGTTGGGTTGAAGAAGCGCAGTCTGTGTCCAGAATGTCATGGAACGTGCTAATTCCGACAATCCGTAAGCAGGATTCGGAGATTTGGATCAGTTTTAACCCGGAGCTTGAGACCGATGAAACGTTCCAGCGCTTTGTGGTTCATCCTCCTAGCGATTGTGTGGTCACTAAGATCAACTGGAGCGACAATCCCTGGTTCCCAGAGACCCTACGAGCTGAGAAGGACGCGCTCAAAGAGCGAGACATTGAGGCTTACAACACGGTCTGGGAGGGCATATGCCGGCAGACTGTCGACGGTGCGGTGTTTGCCAGGGAGATGCAGGACGCCGAGCTTCAGGGTCGAATTGGACGGGTTCCGTTCGATCCTAGCAAGCCAGTCCACGCTGTGTTTGACCTTGGCTGGTCTGATGCCACGGCGA